CGTGGAGTACGCCTGGAGCCGCGTGCCGTCCGAGTTGTAGACGGTCTGCTCGCCGAGATCCTCGTGCATGAGGCCAGCCGTCGAGCCCTTGGGGAAGGGGCAGTAGACGGTGTTGTCGCCCCAGACCACCAGGTACACCGAGGTGTTCGCGGTGGCCGAGTACGAGCCGCCGCCGGCGAGGCCGTTGAGGATGTTGACGCTGTTGTTGGAACCCGTCAGCGCCGAGTAGCGCGGGGCCAGCCCGAGGAACTGCTTCGGGTCGGTCGCCGGGTTGCCGTAGAACATCGTGCTCGCCATCGTCTGGTTCATCGCCTCGAGGAAGGCGGTGTCCTCAGACAGCCGGAACTGGGCGGTGTTGCCGTTCAGCATGGCGAGGTCCTTGTCGACCTCGCTGCGGGCCTCGAGGATGCCGCAGGCCTCGTCGACCTGGGCGGTCGTCGACTTGCTGTTCGGGATGCCCTGGTTGAGGGCGCGCCAGTAGACCTGGGGCAGGCCGGTGCGGATCACGACGCGCTCGCCGGTCGGGAGGTTGCCCTCCTTGAAGACGCAGTCCTCGAGGATCTCGTTCGACTGCGACAGGAGCTCGGCGATGATGGGCACGTTGCCCTCGGGATCGGTGCGCTTGGCCCAGTCCGCGAGGGTCAGGTTGGAAGTGGAGAGAGTTGCCATTGCTGTGGTTCCCTTGTTGGGTTAGGTGTTTGAGTAAAGAGCCTCGGCGAGGTCGGCGAAGGAACGTGGTCCGGCCTTGGCCTGCGTGGCCGCGCCCGTGACCATGCGGTCCTCGCTGATCGCCTTGCCGGCTCGGAACATGAACCGGATGAGCTCCGGGTGGTTTCCGAGTCCGGTTTCGTTCAGCAGCGTGCGGAGTTCGGTGGTGCCGAACGCATCGAGCGCCTTCTTTGCAACGCCCAGGTTCTCCGACAGCTTCTCGCCGCCGAACTCTCGGTCGGACTTGGAGTTGTCGGCCCAGCCGTTGCGTGTGGCCTCAATCATCGCCATCTGGCGCTCGGCCATCTTTGGGCCGACTGCGTCGAGAAGGCGCTGCGCGGACTCCTGCGACAGGTTCAGTTCCTTTGCCACCTGCGAGTACGAGGCCATGACCTCCGAGTCGAACACTCGACCCTCGGGCGCCTTGAACTCGTAGGCTTCCGGCGCCTTGGGTGCCTCGGCGGGTGCCTTGGCCTCCTCGGCGGCGGGCGGCGCAGGTTCCTTTCCGGCAGGGGCCGCATCGGCGGCTTTCCGGTCCTGGGTCGCGGGAGCCTTCTGCGTGTTCCCGTAGAGCTTGTCGGCCGTCGCCGCCACGCTGTCCGGGGCCGTCGATGGTGCAGCTGCTTCAGTGATTGCCGCGGCTGTTTCCATCATCGTTGGTTCCGTCATCCTGGTGTTCCTTCATCATCACGTGGTACTGCTCGGGGCACGCGGAGTGGATGAGGCCGAGGAGCCTCAATCCGCCGTTCCGGTTCCCTTCCGCGAATGCCATCTGCATGGCGTTGGCCGCGAAGGTAGATCGGAACACGCCCGCGTGGTCGAGAATGCGCCAGGCCATGCGCCTGCCGCGCTTCTGCGACATGAGCCACTTCACGTCGGCCTCCTCGTTCTGCCTGTCCAGGCGCTCCCTGAGCTCCTTGTCGGCTCGTTCGCGTTCCTGGCCCCGCAGGTCGAGGGGGTCGTAATTGCTCACGGTTGGACTGTATCCCTGTAACTAATGTTTACGGGTACTGTCACGCGCTGGTGATATTGAAATTCCATGCCTCAAGCGTGATGAACTCGTTGGCGGTTGCAATCTGCCCGGTGATGGCGAACGTCTGCGCGATGCCGAATCCGCCAGTCGGGGTCATGGTGACGTTTGCGCCAGTTGACACACCGTGTCCGGCTGCCGCAAGAGCGTTTGAAACTATGGTCGTGGCTGTGTTCGCCCACGCCTGCTTATCAACGGACAAGCTCACGTTCGATGCGGCAACAGTCTGCGAATACCATCCGGCATCGCCGATGTTGATCTTGAAGATCTTGTTGTTGGCGCTTCCCGTCATCGCAAACAGCGCGTCAATCTCAAGTTCCATGCCGGGCTTGATCGCGTTCGCCGGAATGGTCACCGAAGCAAGAGTAATGTCGTTACCGACAACCGTCACGGTTGGAGTGCCGAGACCGGCAGCGTGCGGGTAGTTGATGGTGATCTTCGTAGTGGCCGCGCTGACATCGGTGACGGTGTACAGGCCGTTGACGCCAGTACCGCCAGCCCAAGTGACGCTTACAAGCTTGTTCTGCGCGACAGCATTCGTGAGGCCGTGGACGCCGGCACTTGTCAGACGCACGCTGCCGCTGCTGTCCTCGTAACTCAACGTAGTGAAAGTCGCGGCAGGAGCGACGATTGACACAGCTGTGGTTGTAGTGGCGTAAGTCGGCTCGTTCCGCATGATCGGGAAGTACTTCTCGCCACCATCCTCGTCCTTGACGCCGACGATGTCTCCGGTCACGTTATCGTAGAGCCAGGGTGAATTTGGGTTCTTGAGCCGTGCCATGTTCAGACCTCCACTGCGCTCGGGGAGCCATACCCCGAGAACATGTTCGTGATGTCGGTGAGGGCGTTGTCGCCGCCTGTCGGCGACTGCGCCATGTTCTTGACCGTCTGCGACTGCTGCTGCATGACGGCCGCCTGCTCCTTCGCGGCCATCGCCTGCGCCCGCGCCTGGCGGATGAGCGCGACGTCCTTGTCCGCGATGATGAGGGCCGGGTCGATGCCGAGCATGTCGGCATACACGTCGGCCCACTCATCCTGGTCGAACTTGTCAAGGATGTCGGGCTTCATCTGCGCGATGGCGCCGAGGTTCCCGACGAAGCGGTCGACCGCGTTCGTTCCGATGGCGCGCTGCGCCTGCGCCAGCATGGACACGAACTCGATGTTCAGGTCCATTCCCTGCAATTCCTGCGGCGCAGGCGGGACGATCCCGGCCTGCACCATGCGGGTGAATGTCGTGTCGACGAGCGGGGCGAGCAGCTCATTGTGCAGGCGCTCGAGCACGGGGCCGAGCATGATGAGCTTCTCCTCGTGGCGCTCTGCGACCTCGGTGGCGGTCATCCGCGTGTTCGGGCCGGCGTTGGCGAGCATCAGGAACAGGTCCGCGTAGAACGCGCCCCGCACGCGCTCGCGGCAGTCCATGATGTCGTTCAGGAGGTACTGGAGGTTGAGGTTCACCTCGAACGCGGTCTTGATCCCGTTGTTGGCCGCGCCGTCGTAGTAGGAGATCCCGCCCGGGAGCATCTCAATGTCGCGGTTCTTCATCGACGCCGGCACCTGGAGGGGCGGCTTCGTCTGGTAGTCGATGGCCTGCGCCTTGCGGAGCTGCTCGTGCTGGAGCTGCTTGACGTCGCCGAGCGCCTCCATGCCCGGGCTGTGGCCGTAGATGTCGCCTCCGACCACGGCCCAGCGGGGGACAACGGCCGGGAACTGCATGAACCCGCTCTCGCGCAGGAACTTGCCGTCCTCGCCGCCGACCTCGAAGTACCACGACCCGTAGGGCATGTTGCGCGAGTCGCGCTTGCCCATGTCGCGGTCTGCACGCGGCTCGATGGCGTGGATCACGGGCACCCACTGGTCGAGGGTGCCGTTCGAATACATGTTCCGCACGGTGACGGAGCAGTTCTCGAGGCCGAACTCCTTGACGATCTGCGACACCGTCATGTCGAACTCGCGGTAGAGCGTGCAGACTCGGCCCTTGGCGTCGGTCGAGATGCAGTACTCGCCGCAGGTCAGCGGGTAGTGGTGGATGACCTGCTCGTAGTCCGGGAGCACGATGGACGCTGCGGTGCCGAAGGTGCCGAGCTCCTCGTACATCATGTGCAGCGAGCGGTAGGTGTTCGACTTCTGGAACACGCGCTGCATGCGCTTGGTGACGTCATCGAGCCACAGCTTGACCGGGTCAAAGGAATTGAGCTCCGGGTCAGGGGTGGCGAGCCGGAACCACTGGCGGGCCGGGCTCGTGGCGCCCGACATCATGCCGGCGCCGAGCGTGCGGAGCGCACGCGTCCCGGTGTTGTCGTAGATGTTGTTGTGGCGGCGCCAGCCCTTGTCTCGGTCCTGGCGGAAGTAGCGGCCGTTGCGCGGCAGGATGTAGGACGTGAGCTCCTGCCAGTGCGCGTACCAGGACGCACGCTCGGACTTGAGCTGGCCCCAGCGGGTGAACAGCTTGTCCCGCGTGGGCGCATCCTCGTAGCTCTGGCCGTCGCCGACGTACTGGCTCACTCAGCCTCCGAGGAGCGTCTGGCGCCCCAGCTGGAGGTCTTGCGGGTTGACGCCCATCGGCCCGGTGAGCATGGTGGTGGTGGGGCCGCCCTCGGCGCCCGCCTGCTGCATGATGCCTGCGACGTCGGGCTGTGCGCGGGTGGCGGCTGCCATGGCCTGCTGCGACTGTCGCTGCTGGCTGCGTGCCTGCGCTGCGGTGGCTTCCTGCGCGGTGCGCTGCTCCTTCATTGCCTGCGCCTGCGCCTTCTTGCCGCTCTCGCCCGCCGCGATGCCGTAGCCCGTGCCTGCTGCTGCCGCTGCTGCGCCGGCGGCCGCGAGCCCGGTCGCGAGCGCCGATCCGCCTGCTGCCGCGCCTCCGATGCCTGCCGCAGCGCCGAGGCCGGCGCCGATGGTTCCCAGGAGCGAGGCAATGCCCGAGATAACGAACCGCCGCTCATGGCGGGCGGCAAGGTCGCGGTGGCGTCGGAGCGAGTGTCCTTCCATCACAGTCCTTTCGTGAACGTCCGTTCGGTGATCCTGTACCCGAGCCTCGTCAGGATGCGCTCCGCCGCGCTTTCCCCTTCGAGGACGATGTCCGACATGCAGATGGCTTTCGCGCCTTCTTCCTTGGCCCAACGCTCGAATTCTGCCAGCATCCGCACGCCTTCAACTCGTCCTCGGACATCTTCGTCCATCCACCACGAGGTTTCGAGTGCGACGCGGGCGCCGGGGCTGAACCAGACGGGCTGGAGAATCGCTGCCAGGAAGCCGCGAGGAACGCCGTCAACTTCCGCCACCCACACACGACCATGCTCGAAGACAGCGCCGATGGCGGCTCGCATGTCCTCGTGGCTTGGCGAAAGTGCTGCTGCATAGCGGGTGCCTGCGAAGAACCGTTGTCCCATCGCGGCGATCACGTCGAGATCGTCCGCAGTCGCGAGCCTTACGGGCATGACTGTATTCCTCCCATCATCGGTTACGGGTACTCACCGCATCTCGGAGTACGGGTCGTACTCCTTGGGCTTTGGGTCGAGCCGCTCGCGCACCTCGCGAGGCAGCATCTTGGCGACCGGGTAGGCGAAGGTGAGCGCGAGCGCGTCCGCGATGTCCGGGCTGCCGCCGCCCTGAAGCCGCTTCTTGATGTCATCCTTCGACTCCAGGACGCGCTTGCCGACCGCGTCGTACCAGTACATCGGGGTGGACAGCTCCTGCGCGAGGGTCGTGTCCTTGGGGATGCTGCCGCCGTTCTCGAGCCATTCCTTGACGGCCCACCACATCTCGGTGCGCTTGTTGACGAACAGGTTGGGGAACGTGGCCTTGCCGCCGAAGGGCACTTCGGTGACCTCGTAGCCGAGCTGGCGCAGGCGGTCGATGACGCCCGAGCCGGCGCCTGCGTCGATGAACACGGCATCCGGGTCGCGGTCCTCGATGATGCTGGCGACGATGGCCGCGAGGTTCATGTTGTCGATCCCCTGCCGGATGACCGGGTCTTCCATCCGCAGGCCCTGGCGCAGGACGATGACGCTGCGGTCATCCCCGAACCGGGCCGGGTCGACGCCGATCACCAGCGGGAACTCGAGGACGTCCCCGTCCTGGTATCGGCGGCTTGCGGCGGCATCGGCCTCGGACAGGCTGATGAGCTGGTCATCGCCGGCGGCGCTGAAGTCGCAGAGGTACTCGCGTGCGAACGCCTGCTCGGGCATGTCGCGCTGGAGTCGTGCGACCTCCTCGGCGTCGAGCGCGTCCGTGTCGTGGACCGTGTACCTCGCCGCATACCAGTCTGGCAGGGAGCCCGCCCGGTAGAACAGCTCGCTGAACAGGTTGATCCCGGCGGGGGTGCCGATGAACATGGCCCATCCCTTGCGGTCGGAGAGGGCGGGCTGGAGGATGTCGTTCCAGACCTCGGGCTTGATCTGCGCGACCTCGTCGATGACGCAGCCGTCGAGGCGCACGCCGCGGAGGGCGTCCGGGTTGTCGCCACCGAACAGGCGGATCGTGGCCTTGTTGTGCTTGAAGGTGACGGCCAGGTCGGCCTCGTTGATCTCGACGGCGGCCGAGCGGATGAACGGGTCGAGCTTCTGCTTCAGGCGCGCCCAGGCAATGGCCTTCGCCTGCTTCAGGAACGGGGCGACGTATACGAAGAACCCCAGTTCGTCGGTGAACTTCACCGCCCGGTGCATGAGTTCCATGAGCGCCAGCTCGGTCTTGCCAGCGCGTCGGTGCAGGGCGAGGACGGTGAAACGGCGGCGCTCGAGGTGGCACTTGCGCTGCCACGTCCTGGGCTCGTAGCCGAGCCGGATCGTCTCAGGCATCCGGGACGCCAGTAATGACGTTCAGGACGATGTTCCCGCCATGGTCAAGGTGCTGGCGGTCGCCGTACTTCTTCGGGTTCCACTTGGCGAGGAGCTTCAGGCGGGTATCGACCTGGAGCCGACGCCACGCCACCTCGACCTGGTCAAGCGGCTGGATGTCCGACAGCGCCATGCACTGGTCGGCGATGATGTCGTGCCCATCTTCGCGTGCGCGTGCGATGCGTAGGGCGAAATCCGGGTCCTTGTCCATCCAGTCGTAAACCGCCGTGAAGTGCGGGTTTCCGTCAATCCTGCACCATTCGCGCAGGGGCCGGCCTTCGGAGATCCACTTGACGAGGGAGTCAGCCTTGTCCTGCGGGACGGGGACCGTCGTTCCCAACGGGCGTCCGACCTTCCGCCGCACGACGAGGTCGCCGCCAGGAGGAGGGGACTGCGGAGCGGCGCTGGTAGCGGGCGATCTTCGCGACCGTTTGCCAGCGGAGGGAGAGGTGCTTGGCGATGCGACGATAGCCCCATCCACGGTCTTCGTGGAGCTCGCGGATGAGGGTGACGGTTTCGTCCGTGATCGTGGCATTGTGATGGGTCTGTCCGACGCGGCGGCCGTTGTCGTCGTAGGCGACGAGGGTGGTCACTTCTTCCGCTTGCCCTTTGCGCGGACGTCGGCGCGGTTGAACTTCTTCGC